TCAACTATGAGACGTAAATCTGTAAGAAATGTCAGTTATACAACTTGGAAGTCCACTCATCGCAGTTACTCTATTCATAAAGTATGACCAGTCGTGCACTGCTCCAGGACCATACAGGAACAATTTTGGAAAAGAAGCAAAGTAAACTTCAATATTTTGAACGTTTATTATATCAAAAATCTGTAATGAGATTCTTTCTACTATTTTAATGGAGTTGTAAAGAGTCTGGAAGTTATAGAATGGTATCCAAATTTGATAATTATTATCAAAATCCTCCATAATGAAAGAAATCTCAGGACGATAGTCGCCTAATTCTAATGTTCGGCATAGTGTCTCGTATGCAATGCATATTTCAAAATAAATCTTGCACTTTACCGCTCTAAAATTAATAGCATTTTTTTGAGTGATTAAAGCAGAGTCGAATTTATGTAGTTTTTGAAAGCATTGATTCAGGTGTTTCCAGTCGTTACTTAATTTTGTTAAAAATCTTTCGCTTTGTTTTATACTTCCATCTGACCCAAAGGTTTCTGAGTTGAATATTTTTTTGTATAAATTACTAGGGTAGTGAATAATTGGGCTGAATGTAACTCCATAAGTTTTATGGCTTTGATTGTTCAGTTCTTTTATGGCGTAATTTTCTGTGATTTCTTTCGATTCTATCTTCGTGAAAAGTTCGGTATAGTATTTTATATGATTTATTGAAATGTCGAATTTATTTTTCAACTGTGCTTCAGATATTTGCTTTTCTGTTTGAATGGTTCTATGGATATTATTGATTATAGATGCGAGAGGAACTGATAAGGCTAATATTAGTAATGGGAGTTTGCTTATTGTTAAGAAGTTCATAAAACCATTTGATGATAGTTCTATCTGATGGTCTTTCCATACCCATAAGCCAAACATTAAAAAATAATATAAAGGCAACAATATTGATGTAATGAATAAAGGTTGGATGAATAAGTTTTTTTCATTAAGTTTGAACCAATTGTAACGCCAGAAAATAAATGATATAGACCCAAGGCTAAAGGGTAGGAGAATTAGAAATAATTTCTGATAGTTATTGTGTATCAAGTAATTGTTAATCAAAGTGAAAACTATTGCCACACTAACGAAAATAATTAATTTCAAGTTTTTTTTGTTCATGATTTTAATAAGGTTAAAGGGTTTTTAGTAACAGCATCTTCAAGATGGTCTGGAGAGAAGTGCGCATAGACCATTGTCATCTTTATATCTGAATGGCCCAATATTTCTTTAAGGACGAGAATGTTTCCGCCGTTCATCATAAAATGACTGGCGAATGTATGGCGCAGAACATGCGTGCACTGGCCTTCGGGCAAGTCGATACCTGCTCGTTTTACTGCACGCTCAAAAGCTTTTCTGCATGGTGTGAATAGCTTCCCTCTGTTTTTGGGGAGTTCGTCGTACAGATCCTGAGATATCGGTACGGTTCGGTTTTTTTTGCCTTTGGTTTTGGTATAGGTGATCCGGTATTTAGATAACTGATGGCCCTGCAGGTTTTCGGCTTCACTCCACCGCGCGCCAGTGGCGAGGCATACTTTTGCTATCATCAACAGGCTGGGGCTTTGAGAATCAGCGCAAGCATCAAGCAGGCGTTTAATTTCGTCTTGGGCAAGGAACGCCAGTTCCCCCTCTGCGATTTTGAATGTTGGTAGCCCGGCGAGCGGGTTAGGCGCTGACCAGTGGCCCAGCTTTTTCAGGGTGCCAAAAACGGATGATAAGTTACGCTGTTCCAGGTTTACCGTGCGGGGCTTTACTGGCGACATCAGCGCGCCGTCTTCGTTGCGTACTTCACCTTTTAACCGTGCTTCGCGATATTTTGTAAAGTCACCGGCGGTTAACTCAGAGGCAACGGGATCGCCCAGGCCATTGCAGATAATTTTCAGTTTCGCCATTAGGCGCTTGGGGTCTGCGAGCGTCTGGCCGTAAAGGGAGTGCCACTGCTCAATCAATTCTGACAAACGCCGCCGATCTTCCTTTTCACCCAGCCACGGCTTTTTGTTCACTTCATCCATGGTGAAGTTTTCGAATGCTACAGCCTCGCCCTTTGTCGCAAATTGCTTGCGCACGCGCTTGCCGTCACGCCCGTTCGGGTAACACTCGCACAACCATTTTCCGTTCGGCTGTTTTCTGATGGTCATATCAAAGGCTCTTGATGATTTTCAATGCGCGGCCAACAACCTCGATATCATCCAGGCTGCACTCAAACGAAGAATCATCTTGATGCACTACTAATCTGTTTCCCGGAAGGCGAGTTAGCTTAACAATGCTTTTTATCCCGTCGATATCGACCAACCACATCCCATTCACTGGTGGTGTCTGATTACGGTCTACTAAATATGAATCGCCATTTGTATTTACGAGAAGCAGCTTGCTTGAGTCAGGGGGAAGTAGGCTGCTATCAATGATGGCCTTCCCAGCTTCAACCAACGAACCTCCCATAAGGCTAGCTTTGTCGATCTCTGGCGATACAAGCTCAGAAAGAGGTTTTACCTTGCTGGAGTTCACGAAATTGATGCTTTTTTTATTATCAATTTTTGTTCCTGGTTCGCCTTGTCCTGTGGTTAGCCAGAGTAAAGAAACTCCTGTTTCAAGAGCGCATTGGATCACCCATTCTGCAGGGAAGCTGTCTCTTAAATATCTGTTTGCCATGGTACTTTTAGATGCGCCTAGGTGATCGCATAGCTGCTGTCTGGACTTGAAATCATAGGCAGCCATCAACCTATGGATAGCCTCTCTACCCCCTGTATTCTCGCCAGCTTTCACCTGTATCATTTTTTAATCCTGTTGACGTATCAAATATTGGATCGTAGTATCTCTATTGTTCAAATATTGAATCACATAAAACAAGATAAAACGACATAAACCAAACCTTAACTGAGAGATACTGCACTATGAGCACTGATATTTCAATTCGTGTACCAAAAGAGATGGCTACGCCTGCAGAGTTCGCGGAATGGGAAGGCATTTCCCGCGGCTCTGTTTATCAAAAAATCCATCATGGTCAGCTTGCTAAGTACATGGTTAAAAAAGAAAAAAATAAGGGTCGTGTAAGCCTGCGTTACTTGATGTACAAAACCGATCAGGTTCGTGAGTCCCTTGGTCATTCCAACTTCCGCGTTGTTGTTGGTCAGTAAGTTCAATTATGGGAACTTTCTAAGAGGCTCACATGTTTGATTATAATATTTCCAAACATCCGCATTTTGACGAGGCCTGTCGGGCCTTTGCACTGCGTCACAACATGGCGAAGCTGGCAGAACGCGCGGGAATGAATGTCCAGACACTGCGCAACAAGCTCAACCCGGACCAGCCGCATCAACTCACGCCGCCTGAAATCTGGCTGCTTACCGATCTCACTGAGGACTCCACCCTGGTTGACGGCTTCCTGGCACAAATTCACTGCCTGCCATGCGTACCGATGAACGAAGTGGCAAAAGAGAAACTGCCGCACTACGTCATGAGCGCCACCGCTGAGATAGGGCGCGTTGCTGCCGGTGCCGTTACTGGCGATGTGAAAACCACTGCCGGACGCCGTGATGTAATCAGCAGCATTAACTCAGTAACTCGCCTGATGGCACTGGCTGCCGTTTCTATGCAGGCCCGCCTGCAGGCCAATCCCGCAATGGCAAGTGCGGTGGACACCGTCACCGGCCTTGGCGCTTCGTTCGGTATCATCTGAGGTGATTATGCTGACTAAAGAACCCTCATTCGCATCGCTTTTAATTAAACAAAGCCAGGGTATGCACTGCGGCCATGGCTGGATTATCGGGAAAGATGGCAAGCGCTGGCACCCGTCCCGCTCTCAGGATGAACTGCTGGCAGGGCTGACCACTACCAAACGGGGGAAACCATGGCTATTGAAGGCGCTGAGGCGACTGTTCCATTAAGCCCGGGTCAACGTATGGAAGGGCTGAACCGAATAGCGGAATTAAGGGCGAATGTGTTTGGTTTGAATATTGAGCCAGAGCTTGAGAGGTTTATTAAAGATATGCGCGATCGCCGCGATATAAACCATAAACAAAATGAGCGGGCACTGGCAGCCATATTCTTTATGGCAAAAATTCCGGCAGAACGTCACGGCGTCAATATTAGTGATCTGACTACTGACGAATTCAGGAGAAAGAACAATGCAGAACGAATTACCAAAAATGTTTGTACCAGAAACTGACCAGCTTATGGCGGTGATTGATATTGCCAAACGTGAGGAGCGCAAAGGACGCGCACTCGCCGTTTCAATCCGTCTTGAGGCGCTGGCAACCCATATCACCAACAGAGGGTTAAACGGCATTGAAGCGGCTGAACTGCTGCGCCGCGAAGCAACCCGATACGAAAACGAATCTCAGGAGCTGCACTAATGGCTGACTCTATGGACCTCGTACAGCAGCGTGTTGAAGAAGAACTTCAGCGCCACATTCACACCGCCCGCAATAGAGCCCCGGGCGTTTCCCGTGTGCTCTGCATCGAATGCGATGCACCGATCCCTTCGGCGCGCCGTCGTGCCATTCCGGGGGTGCAGTGCTGCGTCACCTGTCAGGAAATCGCAGAGCTTAAAGGCAAACACTACACCGGTGGTGCTGTATGAATATCAAACATCACACTTTGAGTGGTGCGCGTATGAATTCTATCGATCCGCGCTGCTTTGCTTCCAGCACCATCAACACCATCAGTATCTCAGGCGGAAAGGATAGCCTTGCCCAGTGGCTGCGGGCCATTGAAAACGATGTTCCTCATATTTCTGTCTTCGCTGATACGGGCCATGAACACCCCCAGACGATGGAATATCTGGACTATCTGGAATCAAAGCTGGGCAAAGTTATCCGTGTTAAAGCTGATTTCACACGCCAGATCGAAGGCAAACGGAAATTCATTGCAGAGAAATGGCCTATTTCTCTAGTTCATGAATGTGGCATGTCTCCCGATGAAGCGGCAGAACGTGTACACCGTGCCCTGGAAATACTGAAGCCCACCGGCAACCCTTTTCTGGATTTGTGCATGTGGAAAGGCCGTTTCCCCTCAACTAAAGCCCGTTTCTGCACCTTTGACCTCAAGCATGAACCTGTCAGGACTCAGGTTATCGTTCCTGCCCTTGAAGAGCATGACGAGGTTATCAGCTGGCAGGGGGTCAGGGCTCAGGAATCACCTGCACGCGCATTGCTGCCGGACTGGGAGGAAGATGCTGACGATACGCCGGGCCTGCATGTCTATCGTCCGATCCTTAACTGGCTGCATGAGGATGTTTTTGCAATTGCAAAGCGCCATGGCATTAAGCCTAACCCGTTATATCTGCAGGGCTGTAGCCGTGTCGGTTGTATGCCCTGCATCCACGCCCGTAAATCTGAACTTGCTGAAATTTTCCAACGCTGGCCAGAAGAGGTTAGCCGGGTTGCTGAATGGGAAAGAATGGTTGCGGACTGTTCGCGCCGCGGTAATTCAACTTTCTTTCCCTCCACGCATGATCCACGCCGGGCTGAAAAGCGTATTGAGGTCATCACTGTTGATGCTTACGGCATTGAGACCTATCGCGATTGGGCACTGACAACACGAGGCGGCGCGCAGTTTGATTTACTGGCGGGTGCAAATGACAGCGCGGTTTGCAGCAGTGTTTACGCAGGAGTTTGCGAGTGACGGATATCAGCTCAGGCCGTCCCGTCGCGCCTCTTATATCAGAAGTCCCCGGTAGTGGAGGTAAAGCTGCCGGGGCGGATCCATGGACCGCGCCTAAAAAGGCGATTAACCCCTACCTAGACCCGGCGAAAGTAGCGCCGGTTTCTGCGCTTTCAAACCTGATTACTCTCTATGCTGCGGATAACGAGCAGGAACAGCTGCGCCGCAAGGCCCTGAGTAATGAGGTCTGGGAACGCTATTTCTTCAATGAATCCCGCGATCCTGTTCAGCGGGAAATGGAGCAGGACCAGCTGATAAGCCGCGCCAAAATGGCCCGCGAACAGCAGCAGTTCAATCCCGATCTGGTCATCGTTGCTGACGTGAGCGCCCAACCGGCTCATATCAGTAAGCCACTGCTTGAACGGATTAAATATTTCGAGGGCCTGGGCAAGCCGAAGGCATATTCCCGCTATTTGCGTGAAACCATCGGGCCGTGCCTTGAACGCCTGGATCGCGTGCGTACCAGCCAAGTTTGTGCGTCATTCCGTTTTATGGCGAGCCACGACGGGCTGGAGGGCTTGCTGGTCCTCCCGGAAATGAACCAGGATCAGGTTAAGCGTCTGTCCACGCTGGTTGCGGCACACATGAGCATGTGCCTTGATGCCGTCTGCGGTGATCTGTTTGTCAGCGACGAGGTGAAGCCCGAAGAAATCCGTAAAGTGTGGGAAAAGGTTGCTGCCGAAGCCATGCGGCTTGAGGTTATTCCGCCTGCATTTGAGCAGCTGCGCCGCAAGCGGAATCGTCGTAAGCCGGTTCCCTACGAACTGATCCCGCCGTCACTGGCGCGTATGTTGTGCGCGAACTGGTGGTATCGCAAATTGTGGCAGATGCGCTGCGAGTGGCGGGAGGAACAGCTGCGTGCCGTCTGCCTGGTCAACAAGAAAGCGTCCCCGTATGTCAGCTATGAAGCAGTGATCCACAAACGCGAGCAGCGCCGCAAGTCGCTGGAGTTCTTCCGCTCGCATGAGCTGGTCAATGAAGACGGTGACGCGCTGGACATGGAAGACGTGGTGAATGCCAGCAACAGCAACCCGGCACACCGCCGCAATGAAATGATGGCCTGTGTTAAAGGGCTGGAGCTGATCGCGGAAATGCGCGGGGACTGCGCCGTGTTTTATACCATCACCTGCCCGTCACGCTTCCACGCAACCCTTAACAACGGCAGACCCAATCCGAAGTGGAGCAGTGCCACCGTCCGGCAGAGCAGTGATTATCTGGTTGGTACATTCGCCGCTTTCCGGAAGGCAATGCACAAGGCCGGGCTGCGCTGGTATGGCGTCCGCGTGGCAGAACCTCACCATGACGGCACCGTGCACTGGCATCTGCTGTGCTTTATGCGCAAAAAAGACCGCCGATCCATCACCGCAATGCTGCGCAAGTTTGCCATCCGTGAGGACCGCGAGGAGCTGGGCAACAATACCGGGCCGCGCTTCAAGTCGGAGCTTATCAACCCGCGCAAGGGCACGGCGACGAGCTACATCGCCAAATACATCAGCAAGAACATCGACGGGCGCGGGCTGGCTAAAGAAATTAGCAAAGAAACCGGCAGATCATTGCGCGACAGCGCCGAGCATGTCAGCGCCTGGGCTTCCCTGCATCGTGTCCAGCAGTTCCGCTTCTTTGGTATTCCGGGGCGTCAGGCTTACCGTGAGCTGCGCTTGCTGGCTGGTCAGGCGGCGAGAGTGCAGGGCGAGCGTAAAGCAGGTGCGCCGGTACTGGATAACCCGCGTCTGGATGCGGTTCTGGCTGCTGCAGATGCGGGCTGCTTTGCCACCTACATCATGAAACAGGGCGGTGTGCTGGTTCCCCGCAAACATCACCTTGTCCGTACGGCCTACGAGCTTAACGACGAGCCGAGCGCCTACGGCGATCACGGTATCCGTATTTATGGCATCTGGTCCCCAATTGCAGAGGGCAAGATTTGCACGCATGCGGTGAAGTGGAAAATGGTCCGTAAAGCCATTGACGTTCAGGAGGCGACAGCCGACCAGGGCGCTCGCGCCCCTTGGACTCGTGGCAATAACTGTCCCCCTGTTGAAAATTTGAACCAGACAGGGGGGGAAGTACCGGATATTACGTCCATGGATGAAAAGGCGCTCCAGGACTATCTGCACGGCATGGGCAAAAAGGAACGGCGGGAGCTGGTTGCCCGGCTCAGGCTTGTAAAACCGAAACGGAAAAAGGCTTACAAGCAGGATATTTCTGAGCAGCAGCGCCTGCAGTTGGAGTATGAGCTGCGGTCCAGAGGATTCGATGGCAGTGAGTACGAGGTGAATTTACTTTTACGCGGCGGCAGCCTTCCGTCAGGGGGAGGGTTGCGCATCTTTTACCAGAACCGGCGGCTGCGCGAGGATGACAAGTGGCGTCAGTATTACTGACAAACTAAAAATAATTCCTGTTTTTGTCTCATATCAGGGCTTTCTTATTGAAGTCCAAAAAAGCGTTTTACATTTAGAAACTGGTACTATACTGTATATATAAACAGTGTATATACATACAGTTATCTTGTGTAAGTGGCCGTAATAGGAGGGAAAATGCAGGATTATCTTATGGAGTCATTGAAACTTCAGCGCATCGATTTTTTCATAAAACTGGTAGCGGCAAGCGAGTGCAGCGAAGAAGAAAAGCGGCTGGCTATCCAGTGGGTTTCTGAGCTGACTGACGAGTTGATGGCGAAAATTCGTAACCATGAATACAGCCGTACAATGGACGCTACCAGCTAGGGGAAAACCTATGCGCGTTGAAATAATGATCGATAAAGAGCAGAAAATTAGCCAGGCGCTGTTAGAAGCCCTTGAATCCGAGCTTTACCGCAACCTGCAGCCTATCTATCCAAAGACAGCAATCCGCATTCGTAAAGGTTCGGCAAACGGCGTTGAGCTGAGCGGCTTAAAACTTGATGAAGACAAAAAGTGGGTGATGGAAATCATGCAACATGTTTGGGAAGATGAGAGCTGGTTTTAGATATTGATTTAGGGGAAAATCTCAACCTCATGCAGTATCGCATGAGGTTCATTTAGGCGAAATTTGTGGGAATTTTCTACAAGTTTATGAGCGAAGAATTGATTTTTGATGTGTTAAGTTCTTAACAATTTTGGCTTTAATTCTTGTAAAGCAAAACATAACGTTTATGATTGATAAATATAAAAAAATCTGAATAGGCAGGAAAGGAGTTTAACCGATGCCTGGGTTAGAAAATGCACAGCAAAATCAAGTTGATGAAATCGCTCCAGCAATGCAAATCGCATTGGTCGAAGAAGATATAGAACAACCCATCGCTGCCGAATACCTATACAGCCAGCATATAAGTGCGCTTGTGCCACAATGCCCTCCTGCCGAAGCGACAGAGTGCGATAGAGAATGCTGGCGTTTTACACTGAATCCTATAAGTCACAACTGCTTTTGGCCTCCAAAAAGAAGATCACCGCAGCGAATTGCTTCCGACGATGCGCAGGAGTGTTCTATGTGGGCATTGTCTATGTATGAATCAGAGGCCCAGGCTACAAGAGCCTATACCATGTTAGCGAAGAAGATGAAAAATATCAGAAAAGCTATTGGTGATCACCTTGCTGTGGGTTCAGTAACCTGTAGTGATGGTAAATGTATGCCTGCTAGCAGAACCGGTCACTTTGATTTTCATCCTTATGTGGATGCGGATTTCGCTAACGGGTTCCAAGTAATACGAGCATTACCATGATAAGATTAGATGCTAGAAGAATAAATGCGTCAACTGTCGGAGATTATTCTTGGTACTCTGACCTCGTATATTTCGATGGTCCCCTGATTTGCTTGTTTAGAGGAAGCGGATATAAAGATGCTCTTTATGTCTGGCTTGATAATTCGGAGCGTGCCAATCGTTGGTGCTTGATTCCGGTATCAAGATCTACTTTGGACTCTTATCTTAACCAAAGAATGAGTTTAAGGGATATTATACAATCGAGCGAATATACATATATCTGCAATCATTTTGCGGAAACCGGAAGGAAGCACTACAACATTTTGCACGTTGATAGTTTTCCGGAGGAATATATGCCTGATGAAGATTCATATTTGTATGAAGAAATATGTACTGATGATGCATTGCTGTTGAAGCAGGAGCGCACCTCCAGTTATATGCTTGGATTAGATAATCAGTTGTTTATAAATGATTTATCTGTAATACCAAAAGTTTTCGAACAGCTCTATTCTTTCCATTACGGATTGGCTCATTTAGGACGGTTGTCGATTAGAAATACCATGTTGCGCTTGATGGGGAATTGGACGGGTGGAATATCAGCAGTAAATATATTCTCAGGGTTGAAAAATGTTATTCCTGTTTTGCATCGACCAGAGATTAGCTCTCTCCAATACAATTCACCGGGGCATATTGAGTTAAATTTACTTCCTGATTTGGCTCAAAGTGTTCAAGATGCATCTGTTCGTGTGAAAAGTGAGCTAGTTTATGACCGCTTGGAGAAAATGTATAAAAATACATATGCATACTTCAAGGATAATGGGTTGTCAGGCTTTGATGAAGACGGCGGCATTGAAATTAGAAATATCGATAGTGATACCACTGAAAACCTACGTAAACGCGTAAGAATATTTTTTAGATGTTTGGGATGGTCAAGTTATCAAGCTCAGTTTGATCTGATCGGTGCCCATCCTCTACAACAATTACGTGCTGTGATGGCCTACTACAGACGGCTCAAAATCTTGCGTGAATACATTGTCTCCGAGAAGCTTTTTGTTGGTCAGTCCCGGGTGTTACAGCAGCCACAAATTGCTCTGCCTCCTGAGGTTTAGATTCTGCGTTATGCTGCATGAATCCGCATGATCGTTTGAGGATCGTTCTAGATGAGGCCCGCCAGCAATGGCGGGCTTTTGCTTATGTCATGCAGGCGCATGAAAACCGCTACATAAAGTGGGCAGGCGTGGCGGGGATACGAGCGCGCGCTTGCGGTTGTAAATCAAAATTGTTGATAGCACAATCGATGGTTCAGATTATTGCTGATTAGCTTCTGGGTTGAGAGCATGAGGGAATTTGGCTATGGCAACGTATGTAGATGACTGCCCAAGGTGTGGTACACAGAAAATTGCGTTTGATGTCCGCGGTATAAATCGTATTGGGAGTTATCAATCATTTGATATGAAGAGTATTTCTGTATACGAAGCTTATTGTGTGTGCAGAGAATGCCATAAAACGACAATTTTTGTGTGTGATGGGTTAAAGAGTGATAAAGAGTTGGACTCTATCGACTGGAGGATTGCACTCTTCAGGTTGAAGGAAGTTCTAAGCGTAAAACGTGCTGTCACACCCGCCGATTTAGCAGTGGGAGAACCACCAGAATTTTTGCCTGAACACATCAAGAATGCCTATGACGAAGGGGCAAAATGCCTTTCAATTGGCTGTTATAATGCTGCTGCAACGATGTTCAGACTTTGTCTTGATTATGCTACGAAATCTCTTATGCCTGAAGGAGAGGACGCGCCAGCACAAAAAATAATGAGAAGTCTTGGATTAAGAATGGAATGGCTATTCGACAATCACCGTTTACCTGAAGCATTGAGAGAGCTAGCAGAATGCCTTAAGGACGATGGGAATGATGGCGCGCATGAAGGTATTTTGGACAAGGCGGCGGCAGAAGATTTAGAAGATTTTACATACATTTTTTTAGACCGTCTTTATACCGAACCTCAGCGTCTTGTCGAAGCTAGGACAAGACGCGAGCTAAGGAGAAAGAAATAAGGCGAAATTAATCATGCCCTAGGATATAGGGCGTAAATCTGATTACCTCCTCTTCAAGCCAGTCGTTTAATTCTTGCAGCCTTTTCTGCAAAGGCAGTAACTCATTTCGAACAAACACGCGACTGGCTTTTTCTACATCACCGAAACCGCCTGTATTGTTAGGAATGATACCCATCATCTGCGGCGGTACGCGGTGCGCGGCCATCATGTCATCGCGGCTTACGTTCTTGATGTTCAGAAACTCATCCTTTGCCGCCACCTCTGACAGTGGGATGATCTGAATCCCATCCTTTTTGCCGTTGGGCGAGTACATAAACAGGTTGCGGAAGTTGCCCGGTCCCTTGGCGCTTTTCATGGCCTGGCGGATATTGTCCACATCCTGCTGATTCTGTGCCGCGTCGGTCATGTACATGATGAACCCCGCATGGCTGCCGTTGATATAATACTTGCGGCGAAACAGTGTTGCGGATTCATTCAGCAGGGCGGACGGAATGGCAGACAGATATTCCGGCAGGCCATAAATCTCCTGGTTCAAATCCGGCTCCATCAGGTGAAAAACGCTGCCTTTGGTGAATTCGTAGGGCTGGGTGGTCATGCCGTACTGCACAAACCAGTATGTTTCTAGATCTATACCGCGGCGGGTGTATTTCGCCAACGATGGCTCCAGCGACAGAATACCGCCGAGCCGGTTGGTGCGCTTCTCCAGATAGGCATTACCGAAGACCAAATAGTCCTGCACAAACCGGCTGAACGCCTGCTGGCTCAACAATGGGTGCGGGATAAAGGTGCTGGTTAGAATGTTGCGTTTTACCGCAATGGGCGAGCTGTGATGCACGGCCGCACGATAAGTACGCGCCAGCCCGTCAAAACTTACCGGCGGCTCATACCAGCGATCCATCTGCACACACTCCACATAATCCAGCAATTCCCGGCGGTCCAGTACCGGGATCGGGTCGCCAAAGCTGAATGCTTCTGCAGTTACGCCGCTGCTTTGTTGAACGCTCTGTTTAGCAACAGCGCGGTTTTTATTCCTCTTACCCATCAAAAAATCTCCACAATGTTGCTGGTATTGGCGGCTTCGGCCCGCAGCGGTTTGTTAAACAGGGCGTGCATCGTTGCCCAGGCCAGGTCTGCATGACTGGCTTCTTCGCTGCGGCTGGCTTCGTAGGTGGGGCGGTTGCCGCTGGCGGTGGTGGCGCGGCGGATCGCCATAAAGGACTGCGCAATGTCGGTATGCCCGGCGTCAAACTCCAGGCGGCGGTGGCTGATGATGTCATATGCCTTGAGTACCAGGGCGTTTTTGACGTTGGGGTTATAGACAAACTCCCGCACCGCCGGGAAAAACGCTTTCACGTTCTCATAGACGCCATGACCGACGCCGGTTGAGTCGATACCGATGTAGGTCACGTTGTACTGCTGCGTCAGCTTTTTAATGGCGTCAGCCTGGGCGCGGAAGTCCATCCCGCGCCACTGGTGACGCTCCAGAATGCGGAACTTGCCGCCCGGCACAGCAGGCGGAGCTATCACCACGCAGCCAGCGCTGTCACCGTTCTGCGTACCCTTTGCTGGGTCATAGCCGATCCACACTTCGCGCCAGCCAAACGGGCGCAGCGCCAGCGCCTGAAAATCGGTCCAGACTTCCCAGCTGTCCACCATGCAGGCCTGCAGCTCGCTGAGCGGGAACACTGACGCCAGATCGTCAATAAACTCACACATCAGCAGGTTCTGGTATTCGTCAGGGCTGTACTCCATGCGCAGCTGATCGAGGTCGAACAGGTTACAGCCGCCCCGCACGGCATCTTCCACGGTGACGATCTGGCGATACTGACCGTCCGGGCAGAGCAGGCCGGGGGCCAGGCTGGTATGGGTCAGGTCAATATCCACCTTGTCCGCTTTGGCGCGGCCCCGGTTGAACAGTCCGCCGGACCAGAACGGATAGGCGCTGTGGGTCAGACTGGACGGCGTGGAGAAGTAGGTTTGTCGCCATTTCTTGTGAATGGCCATACCGGACGCCACCTTGCGCAGCTCCTGGAATTTCGGTATCCAGAAATATTCATCAAGGTACAGGTTGCCGTGGTAGCTCTGCGCCGTGCGGGCGTTGGTGCCGAGGAAGTACAGGCACGCGCCGTTGCT